TGCGCATCCTGAAACTGTTTGTCGAATCGGCTCAAATCAACATGGACTTTTACATCACCGTCAATTACAGAGAACTTTTTGAAATGAAACGTCCTGCTCGCCACCCTAAGCCCCCCTTATCTCAAAATGTTTTATGACCGTATACGGCCCTCCCACCGACGTTACCTTAAACACATAGTCATAGTTCTTCGTCATGTAATCCCGGAAACTCGCATACCGCATCAGTGTGTAGTCATCGTCATTCACTGGCCCATCCGTCCACTCCCCCAGCCAGAAGAAGTCCTCCCGGCTGTCAAACGTGATCGTGTCGTCCAGCATGTCATTGACCTGTCTGGCCCATTCTTTCGGCGGGAGCCAAGGGAGAGGCTCGCCGAGAGTGTTTAGAGCCGGTTCTCCGGTCAGGGCGTTGACGATAATTTTCTTTCCTTCCTGTTCGGTGTAAGCGATATGTAACTCTGCCGCGTCTGTGCTGTCAGGGCCGTACTGCCGCAGCATCTGGCCCTTGTCGGTTACGATGTCCACGCCGGTGAGGACGTGAGGGAACCAGAGGGCGGCGGAAGGGGATTTGTAGAAATTAAAAACCGTGACGGTTGCTTGATACATCAGCCCTTAACCTGCTTATACGCCTGATGTGCCCCTGTCGCCGCCAGCCCGGACACAACACCTACCGCCGCCGCGGTTATCCAGTCCGTGGCCGGGTATTCCGGCATGATGTACATTCCTACGACACCCAGAGCGCCTCCCAGCACGCCGCAAATGACCGGGAGCCACTTGTTGTCAAGTGCCGTGGCTTTTGCGCCCTGCGCCGCCAGAAAACAGAGGACAGTGATTGCCGCCATGCCTGTGATTCCGAAGTCCATCACTCAAATACCTCCCAATCCTCTGCCAGCATATCTGCCTGCGAAGCAAGCCAGCCACATTGATAGCCGCTTGTGCCAACGAACATCAGGAATTTGCTACCGATTTCGGTATGCTCCGGTTCACTGATTGACATGCCGGACGAGGTGATGCATTCCTGCATGTACGCCAGAACGACATACTGTTCTTTGCCGTTCCAGCCTTTACGCTTTGCTTTCTTTCCGTGCTTAATAGCTTCTAATGCTTTTCCAAAATCCATATTTTTTCCTTTCCGAATCAGAGCAACTCCAATTCTGTAAATACTTTAAAAATCTTCGGGGACTGCGCCGCCAGCCAGTCAATAAGCTGTTCATTTTGCGAGTATCCTTCAAGACCGCTTTCGTCAAAGAAGGCGTGAAGAATCTCATGCCGCCCGACCTCATTGAATCGCAGCGCCCTCTCGTAGTCCGTCGCCTCGCTGTCCAGCATGTCAGCTTCCGACCGGAGCGAAATTTCATGAAGGTACCGCCTTTCAGCCCCGTCTCTTTCTGTGCGGTGCATTTCATCATCAATGATGATCCGGTATTCAGTCCCCAGAATATTAACCGATTCCTGCATATAACCTCCTATTCAAAACCAACACCGGAAAACAAAAGATTATACCCATAGTTCTTGTATTGGATACCGGACAGAAAACCTTTTGCTTCTTGCCTTTTACTCTCCTGCATCCTCTGTATTTCTCCGCCTTCAAGACTGCTTGCGGACGTGCCGCCGGTTGCAAAGCTCATAGACTCCGAACCGGACGAAATAGAGGAAACCACTTTCCCCCGTATCGTCCCGTCAGACTGTGTACTGCCGCCAATGCTAGCCATACCAGCACTGGCAAGCGTCTCACTGTAATAGAGGGATTCTGCCAGCGCACAGACGGCCTTCTGCACGTCTGCCGCATCTCCTTCATCTTCCGGCATCCACTTCCGCAGACGTTTGTTGGTCAGCCCGTCGATCTTCTCACTGGCGCGTTCGGAGAGGCGGGAGAAGTCGGCCTCCGGGATGATGTTCCCGAAGTACCGGCCTGTGTAAAACTCATAGTCTGTGTACGCCACTACTCCACCGCCTTCCGTCTTGTCCTCTTTGCCTTTGTCCCGCTGTCACCAGAGGACAGCGCAGCGGGGGTTATTCCCCCAGGGTCTGACCAGAGGTGCCGCCGAAGGTGATAACTGCGATTGCGTCAAGGTATTCCGCAAACAGCGTCAGCCCCATAATTGCGAATGCTTCGGATACCGCCGTGTGATAGTTCCCCTGTGCATGGAACCCGATTAGGTTTGTCTCACCAGATACTGTGTATACCAGACCTGCCTTTACAAAATCGCTCTCGTTCGGGTCGATGTAGTACAAAACGATGTTTTCTACTGGGGTAGCAATCACTTTTCCCTGCGGGATTTCGCTGTCGGAAAGCAGGAAAATAGTATTGAACCCAAGGAAGTTTTTCAGATACTGGAATCCAAACTGGTTTTCTACGTTGTTAATCGCTGCCTCGCCAAGGTATGTATACACATCCATGATGTTTACAAATCCGACAACGCCGGTGATATTTCGGTGCATCTGTTTAAATTTGTTTTCTACGCGGCCTTTAGCCATCGCAAGGGCCATCTGGAAGGTATTTTCTGTACTTGTCAGTGTTCCGGTCTTCAGATAATCGTAAAACCGTTTGGTCACGTCCGTCTGAAGCTGAAACAGAAATTCGTCATCTGTCGTCTGCACGGCATTCTCATAACCGTGATCCTTAATCGCCTCAATAGAAACGGCCTTTGCATACTTCTCAATGGTCATTTCTGCATAAGTCTTTTCTTTTACGATAAACTTGCTGTAGGGGATTTCCTCGCCCTCACCAACTTTTCCGCTTTCAAGCGTGCCCTCTGCATACTTGCTTTTCAATATTGCGCCGGGCTGCTTTTTAATGGGACGCATGATGCCCAGAATCTCCCGCAGATGTTCCCAGTTCCGCTCAAAGCGGGTAACAAAGTCAATCTCACGGGCTGTTACCTGAATATCAGCGCTCATAATTAAATTGTCTTTTGCTGCCATTGTTAATCTCCTTTAGTTGCTCCGGGATACAATCCGAGGTTGTTTTTAATTGCGTGAGCAATAGCGTTCTGCCTCTCTGTTGCATCCTTAATGTCATCAATTTCTTTTCGTGTCATAGTTCCTGGCGGTGTCTGCTGTCCTCTCGGAGCCGTCACCGGACTAAAGTGCGCCGCGTTGCGCTGCGCCTGCTGCTGTGCTGCGGCAGCGTCTTTTTCTTCCTGCGTCTGGTAAAAATGCTCTTTCTCGTTCTCTTTTGAGAGATAATCGGACAGCCCCATGAAAGCGCCGTTCTTCCATTTCAACCCGTCATCTCCCATGATCTCATGCATGAGGGAGTCCCGGATTCTCGGAGACTCGATTCCCAGCTTGTCAAACTCTTCTTTCAGGTAATCGCGCTGGTCCCGCTGAAGGAGCTGCTTCTGCGCTTCTTTTTCTGCGTTCTGCGCTTTTGATTTCCAGTTAGCAAGTTCTTCCTGAAGGTTCTTCGGGTCGATCCCTTCAAAGCCCTTTAAGGTTTCCTCTGCCGTTTCTGCTTTCTCTTTCCAGGCATCCCGGTCAGATGTGAGGTTCTCGTTTTCCTTCTGCAACTTTTTCAGGTCTTTGCCGTTCTCGGCCATGACAAAACTGATCTGCTCGTCAGTCAGCCCCTGCGCTTTTAAATCTTCCGTTTTCATTGATGATCTCCTTCCGTTATTAGGTTATTTATAGGTGTGTAACCGTCCACCAACGGTTTGCCGTTTTGTAGGACTCGGCATGTCCGGAGCTGGCAAGGCGGGACTCGAACCCGCAACAAACGGCTTAACAGGCCGCCGCTCTCCCTATTGAGCTACTTGCCACTGGCGCGGCATGGGAGCCGCGCATAGGGATGATGTATGAAAAAGGTCTTTGGTGCGATTTCTCGCACAGGACACGCAGACGGGATTGAACCGTATTTTCAACCTTCCATTAAGGCTGCGTGTCAGCATGATACAAGAAAGGAGTTACAAATATAAAGAAAAGGAGCCGGGCGCGAAAGTATACGCCTCGACTCCAAACAGTCCTTGACAAATCCAATTATTTGCCGTTCTTTATTCTTTTTTTGACCTCGAATACCAGTATTTCACCGGACTGCGGACGTTTCCTGACCTCCGCGTCGTTTCCTTTTTCGAGGATCTGTTCTATCACCTTTATGTCTTTATCTTTTAACATAACGGCACCTCATTTTTTAACGGCGGACAGGAAGATGTTCTCATAATGCATCCTTTTTTTTGGTCGCATTTTATACTCGCATCTTTCACGCATACTTTGTCCGCCTTGAGTTTTCTCTGTTCTTTCTTCCACCTGTTCATGACATCACTTTTCCTTCTGATTCTATTTTACCAAATCCCTGTCAAGAGCGTGGTATCACATTTAAAGGAAAAGGGCGGCAGGATAACCCTACCGCCCTTTTCTTACATCATGCTCTGAAGCTTCTGGACATATCTTTTCAGCATCTCGCGCTCTTCCACGCAGTCTGCATCCTGCCCGATCTCGTTAATCTCCTGTGTCAGGTCTTCAAGGCGCTCCTGTAAAGCGCCGAGCATCCGGTGTTTGCATTCCTCTGTCTTTCCGCTGTTTCTATAAGACTGCTTCCCGTCCATATAGTCCATGTACGGGTCGCGCCGTCCATCGTCCCGGCTGTAGTGACCTCTTACCCAGTGCTGGCCGCGGTTGGCATAGGAAGAACCTTGACCGTAGCTGTTGCCCTGTCCGTCATTCCGGCTATAGCGTCCACGAGAATCTCGGCGTTCACTGTAGTTCCCGCCTTCTCTGGAATATCCGAGCTCGCTGTACCCGCCGGCCTGCATCTCGTCAAGAACAGCGTAATAATACTCACACTTGACATCCCAATACTTCATGTTGTCAATATCCTTCATGATGTCGATAATCTTGAAAAGGCTGTCAAGGGCGTTAGTGGTCATCTCGCTTTTCTCGTACTTATCGAGAATCTTCCCGACCTCCATCTCAAGGCGTTCGCAGAGTCTTTCTTTTTCTCTCTGTTTCATATTCACACCTCCTAACCGCACACGCGCACAGCGGTGATATTGGCATTATCCACGCTTACAGCCGTCGCGCCCGTGTTCTGTATGGTTACGGTCTGGCAACATCCGCCGCCCCCGCAACACACACGGGGTATGTCTACATAATGCTGTGTGGATATGTTGAAGTATTCCCCTGCGGCTGCCGGTGTCGCACGCATCACGGAACCATACATAGCCTCACCCTGTAATGCAATCCCAAGGGAAACCTCTCCCGCGGTACCTCCGGTCGGAACCGCCACATTCCCGGAAAAGGTCACAAGGTATCTTCCTGGCTGTGTCAGGACTACCTGTCCGCTTCCGCCTCTCCATCTCTCTGCGCATCCGCTTTTTACGGCGGCATTGTTGAATAACACGTCCTGACCGGGTACGACGGTCTGAAGTGCTCCTGTTAATTCAATCATGATATTCTCCTTTCATATCGCAAAAAGACAGGCTGCACGAAGCGAACCTGTCTCCCTGCGTAATAACGGCTTTTGCCGAACATCCTCACTATACTGTGAGAAAGATACTCCGATATGAAGTTAGCCGCAGCATGTCCCGCAACCAGTGTTGCATCCGTTGCCCCACCCGCCGTTGAACTGACCACACCCATTGGTCGGGAAGGTAACGGGGGTGCTGGGTTGAACCACAACTGCATTGACCGGGCAGTCCATGCCAAGTCTGCGGATCAGTTCTGCCGTCTGAGCTTCGTTATTCGCTACCAGATATGCGTTCTGCTGGTAGATGTTCTGCGCCGTCTTAAGAGACTGCACTTCTGCCAGCGCTGCCTGATATTTGTCGTTCAGGCCGTTGTATTCCATCTGGCACAGCTTATCCAGTAACGCCCTTGCGTTGGTGTTCTGGTTGTCGATGATATCCCGCGTGTTGTTGTTCATCTGGTTGGTCATAGCGCATGTATTCTGCGCCATCTCATACCGCACGTCCTGAATGGACGCCCTGATATCACAGCAGCACTGCGCGAGCTGTGCGCCGAGATTGCAAATCTGGGACTGCACGCCGTTGAATCCCTGCATCATACCCATCTGGGTAGTGCTGAATCCGCTCTGGATCGCATTGTTGAGGGCGTAAGACGCATCACAGATGCCCTGCTGAATTGCGTTAATGCCGCTCTGCAAGTTGTTCAGTGCGAATCCTTCGTTGATGTCTGCTCTGGTCGCGTATCCTTGGAATCCTGCGCCATTTACGCCGTTTCCATATCCGCCGCCAAATCCTCCATTCCCCCATCCACAAAAAGCGAACAGGAAAAGAATGATAAGGAACCATGCGCCATCACCGCCCCAGCCGAAGCCGCCGCCGTTATTCCCGGTGTTTGCCGGCTGAACAGGCATAGTCATAGGTACTCCACCTGATTCCATCATGTAATTACCTCCGAAAAAGTTTATTTATACTAAATCTGCGCAGATTTTTGTATCATCTTGAATTGTTCGCACCAGGGAACTGTCCCAGAAGCTGTTGAAACTGCGTCGCCTGCTGCTGCAAAGCATTTAACTGCTCCTGACTCATCTGCCCGGAGCTAAGAAGCTTCTGTACTTCCTGCCGCGGGTCTCCCTTAAAGCCATTTGCGAACTGTATGAACTGCTGAATCATGCGAAACGGTCCGCTGCCCATGTTTGCCGTACTTCCTCCCAGTGCTGCAAATAAAGGGTTACTCATTATCATTTCCTCCCTTGCTTCTCCTGCCAGTGTTTGCCCCTGCTGCTCCCTTGGTTGCCCCGCCAGTGTCAGGAGCAGGACGAAAGCTGTCCAGCTTGTCCATTATTTCCGCGTATTTCGCCTGTAGCGCGTCGTACTCCTGCCGGGTGACGTATTTACTGTCCAAGTCCTCCGGGACTGTCTGCGGGGCTTGTGGCGCGTTCTGGACTATCTCTGTATACTCGAACGTCCGAAGACTCGGCATCCCGGCGTTGTCCGTGGATTTGAGGTAAAACCGGCTCCCCTCGCTATCCATCAGAAGAACGGTTGTGTTCGGCGCCATCAGATAGGACTTTGCGCCCGTCTCTCCCTGCACCCACAACAGTCCCTGATTTGCCTGCGGTGGCTGTGCGGACTGTGCAAACTGCGGCATCTGCCTTTGTGCCTGCAACTGCTGTAATCTGTCCATTGGCGGCGGGTCTGGCTGGTATACCATCCGCCCAAACTGGTCTGTAAAATACGCCATGTGGGAACCTCCGTTCTTTTCTATAGGTAAATTTTCGCATAAAAAATAAGCCTCTGACAGGTCGTCAAAGACTTATAAAAGTATCGGGAAAGTATCAAATCACCCGTATAATCTTACTATTAACTCTCCTGCTCCACCGCTTTACAGTCGGCAAGCTTACATTCAGTTTTTCCGCGCACATCTCAAGAGGCATATCAGCGGAACGAAGTTCAAAAAGCTGTCTTTCCTCGGTCGTGAAGTTACAATACTTCAGAAAATAATTCAGTTCAAATTCCGTAAATCCGCAGATTTTCAAAATAAGCCCCCTTAACAGCTCTCCGTAAGCATCTCGATAAGGTCGTCCCTTCTTTTTTTTAGCCCGTCTATGTGGTTTCCATCTATCTCATGATTCATCAAGGCGATAATTGCCTGACACATGCCGGCGTTGAGGTCGTGCAGCTTCAATATAGCTTTATAGTCTGCATCCGCTTTATACTCCAGACTTTCAATTCGGTCTTTGATGCCGGGATCGCTGACTTCTTCCAGCTTCTCCACTCGCTTTTTCAGTGACAGTCCCGGCTTTGCCATGTTGTATATTACCTTGCACGCCTCCGCCAGAGTGATAACGCCGCCGCAGAGGACGACAAGCATTTTGCCAAATTCTGTTATGTCCATAGTGTCACCTCGTTACTTGTTGATAAGCTCCCACAGCATCTGCTGCCTGTCTTCCAGTTCTTCCCTCCGGCCCTGAAGCCTGCACATTTCTTTGTCAATTCCTGTAATCGCATTCATGCAACGCGCATATTCATCGTGTATGCGTTCTTTTAATTCTTTTAATTCTTTTTCGCTCATTTTCCCATCACCTTTCCCAATAATAGATAACAGCCTCTTTCCCGCTATCCCAACTGTCATAGTAAAAACCATCCTCCGCCGTCACCACATGCCCGTCACACCCAAGCACATACAGCCCCTGCGGATGCTCCCGGCAGAACTCCGCCACGGTACAGGGGCGCGCCGGGTATCCGTCCATAGCGTGCCAGACGAACCCGCAACTTTGCAGGTATGCGCCCCACACGCAGTTACCGGATGGCATGTTTTTCATAGCGAATCCGTACACGGAAAGCCAGAGATAGGACGTGTCCCAGTCCTGCCCGGTGGCGCGGCTGATTGCTCGGACCGTGCAGTCGCCGACGCGGGAGTGGTGGGGGTTGGGGTTGTATGGATGCCAGTTACTCATTGTACGGCTCCGGGAGGGGTTGCCATGCGATAATCTCTCCATTTAACTTTTTTGAAACTCTCCCGTACTCACAAAGCACCTGTTTTACATATCTCCTTCCGGTTCTCGTCGAATATGTAATCAAAATTTCTTTGATTTCGTTTTTCAGAGAATCGTCCAATATACAATTTCCGTTTATAATCGGAGATACAATCCACTTATCCATTACGTCTTTCCTTTCTCATACCTTCTCACCGCCGCAATCGCCTTGTTTGCCTGCGCCCGGTTCCATTGGGCAATCTGGATTCTTTCCGGCTGCGTGCGAAGGTTATTTACCTTGCAAAACTCCCGGTATTCCTCATTTTGCTTTTTCAGTAACGCCGCCTTCCTGTCCACGGTCTTCTGAAAATCCGCTTTCAGTGCTTCATCCTCGCAACTGTCCACCGTCGCCTGCCAGCCCATCAAGTCCCGCTTTGTGTGGCGGATGCGGCGCTCAAGAAGGCGCTGGCGCTGTTCCAGAAGATAGACTTTCTTATTTTCTTCGGTGTCCACCTTCGCAAACGGGTTGTCCTCGTCTCTCCCGGTGCCGCTTCCGAAGCTGTGGCGACAGTTGTACCCGCTCAATCCTTCCCCGGTGCCGTATCCGGTCGCCGAGAACGGCAGAAAGCGCTTGTCCTGCCCGGTGCGGCTGTAGTATTTCCCCTGCCACCATGAGTGGTTCCCCGGATTCTCCCCGCCGTCGCCGATTCTCGCGCCCACATGCGACGACACAAGGATGATGTCCCAGTCCATCTCCTCCATGCGTTTTAGGGTTATATCCCCCGCCGCCTGCGCAACCCCTGTACGCACAGCACGGGCAACGGCTACCTCGATGGTGTCGCGGTGGTAGACGTTCCCCTGCGCATCCGTCCAGTTGACATAGATACCACCGGAGACTGCTGTCTCTATTGCCTCCCTGACAGCGACATTATAGCTTACAGCGCCCGTGCTGACTTTATGGTACGCAAAGTCGCACTCGTTGATAAACAGCCTCTGTGCCTCGTCTGCGGTCGTTTTGGTGAAATTCTGCCACGCCTGCATGGTGGCGTTATAGTTGCGCTCCATCAGCCGGACCAGATGCGGGGACTGCCAGAGGGGGAGAGGGGAGAGGCCGGCGGCTCTGTATATCTCGTCGTCGTACTGGATCGCATTTATGCACGCTTGTTGGAAAGCGTCCCGGATTTCCTTCTGCTGTAATCCTGTATACTTTTCAATCTCTTTCATAATATCCTGATACAGCAGAAAGCCCTCTTCCTGTAACGACCGGATTTTCCATGCATCAGAGGCCGTCAGAAGATACTTTTCACCCCGCCCAAGGCGTAACATCATGCGCGTTACGATCTCACGGATAAGATATGTATAGAGCTGGTCTGTGATGTCGGTAGAGCCGTCTACGATGTCGAGAAGTTCACGGGGGGTCAACATTTTCCCCAGTTACTCCTTATTTCCTGACCTTCGCTGTTCTCGAATTCTTCCTTTGTACAGTACTCCACGCTGTAGACCTTTCCGAACCTTTCATAGAATTTACGGAAACTCTTTTTTGTCCTCGAAAGAACCCTTCTTGTTAAAGGCTTGGAAAATTCCCCTTTGAATCCCGCGTAATAGACACCGTTCTCCCCGACAATTTTAAAATATATCTCTGCGTACCCTATCATCACTCCTCCTGATTCGCGTCTATAATTAGCCAAAACGGACATACTAATGCTTTTAATACTGTTTCAAATAATTCAATCATCTTTATCACTCTGCCTCCTGATTCTTGATGTATTTCTTGCACACATACATGTGCTTGCAGCCGATAAGAACACGAACCCCGCTTGGCTGCATCGAGCAGCACCCATTTATTCTATATCCAATTTCTTCTGTTGTATCTACGAATGCATCAATCTGGTTGCAGTTATCATATCATGTTCTTAATCTGTTATCAATCATGCTCATTCCTCATTTCCGAAGAAGTCAACCTTCATCTTCTCTTTTTCCTTCTGCTCCACAGCGGCAACCATCTTTGCCGCCTCGTCCTCTGTAAAGCCCTCATGCTGCACAAGGTAGTATTCTTTGGTTATGAAGCCGTTCGTCGCCAACCTCATGCCGCGCTCCCGGTCTTCCTCTTTGTTCTCCGTCAGGTCGCCAAAGTCAAACCCAGACTCGACCTTTTCCTTAAACAGCTCATAGCTGCTCGTCCACGACTCTGCTGGATACTGCGCGCTCAATACCGGGTCAACGTCCATCAGTTTGCATACTCCATACAGGCAGTTTAAAATAGCGTCTTGAAGCTGCTTCCTGATATTCTTTATGGTTTCCAGCGTGTCTCGGTCGTCCGCCTCTACCTGTGTCGCCGTCATCATGCCGGTTTTCTCATCCAGGACAAATGTGCCCTGTGAAAAGCCGCACTTTGTGGATATCATAGCCAGTATGGAGTTGATGTCTGTAATTCGCTGCTCTGTTAGAAGAGTAGAGACGTGCTCGTGGATATTTCCGTCAGTTTCTGTTCCCTTTCCTCCAAACTCAAAAGACTTTACCCAGCGTGGCAGCTTTACTTTATGCTGGTCTGCATATCTAATGGTATTCTCCGAAAGAAAGGTCATGTGCTTGCTGTCCTCAACTTCCCCCGCCTTCCGGCTCCAAGCCACGTCAAGGTCTTTCAGCTCCTTGATGCAGTTTCCCCATATCGGAACCTTCAGCGCGCTTGTTCGGTCAAAACGGTTCGGCGCCGGATTCCCGAAATATCCGTATATAGGCGCCTCTATGTTGTATCCGTAAGAGTCCTGCTGTAAGTTCGCCCACTCTGGTACTTCTGTCAGGCTGCAAGGGTCGCCAGGGCTACTGTATAGGCTGTTTTTCCCTTGCTTCTTGTATGCGTAATTGGTGATCCGCAGCACCCGGACCGGCTGTCCTTCCTCGCCCTCGATTTCCTCGAATCTATGCCACTCCAACCGGGTATATGTCCAGTCGTTCCGGTATATCTGGAACTGGAAGACGCAGCCCAATATATTCCCGTTGCTGTCCGTCTCCGTCGGGGCGAATGTACCCGGCTCCATGTAGTCCACATTCTTGCCGTTTGGCTTGAACATCAGCCCACAGTTTCCCAGCGCTTCCGATGTCTTGTCCTGCACCTTTTGCAGTATATAGTCCGCCTGCTTTTGCAGATACTTCCCGCGCGGCGTGTCCGGCATGGTGATGTTGATGTTCAGCGTCACCCATTTGGCGGTGATGTCGTCGATGGTGGCGGCGTAGTTGATGGTCTCGATGTCGTCGTCCGGGTCCAGCCACGGCGGTATGTTGCCGGTGATGTTGTAAAACTTCTCGATCCACGTTTCCATCGTGTCAGACAGAAGGATATCAGCGCCGAACCGCTCCTTGATTTCTTTTTTAAACAATTTGTTCCACACCGCCTTTATCCATGTAATCAGTCCCATTTAATCACCCGCGTGCGCAATATTTTATAAATCTTCCCGGAATTATGATTGAATGTTTTCTAAGCGCCTCTTTCTGCATTTCTTTAACAGAAAATACGCCTTCCCGTATAAGCTCCCCTATTGCTTCCTCAATCACATCATCCTCATCATATTGATGCCCATCTTTAACATATACATATTTGGCTATAAATTCAGAAAGGCTTTTCCTGTAATCATCCGACATATCCATCAATACATCCACCTCAATCTCCTTCTCAGGAACGTATAGCAATAATAGCGAATCTCGTCTGGTGCGTGGTCGTTCTCTTTTATCACCGCATCATCCGCGCTGTCTTCATCCCAACAATACATCTGCATCTCCCTTATAGAATCTTCACAGCTTTCATGTATCTGTATCATTCCCTTATTCAGGAATGTTGTCACCACTCTTATGCCATCCAGCACGTCATTATCCGCGCCTTTGACGACATACTTTGCATACTTCTTGATAACCTCGATAAAAGAGGCAGCAGACGGGTCAACAATAATATATTCCACCTGCCTATCCCCTATCATTTCATCCATCATCTTATAATATGCTTCATCATCCAGCCGCTTTCCCTCTGCCCGGCTGTCGTAATATATTTCCTGCTCTCTTATGGACTTTCTTCCATCAAACGCCCACAACCCGCATGAGAACGGGTTAACGGTTCCATAGTCCACGGATACCACATACTCATTCGCGCCCTTCATGTGCTCTTTGGTGACGTGCTTCTCCTCATCAAACATGGAGTACACAAGCCCCTCAGCAACACACCATAGCCCCTCTATGTAGCGTTTGAAGAACACGCCCACATACATGCCGCGGTAGCGGGCTTTTATCTTCTCTGACAGTGACAGGTTGTCATCCATCGTGAAATGCAGATAGACAAGTCGCTTTTCCTCTGCCTTATCAATCCAGTTGACATTAAACCAGTGGCGGGGATTGTCCGGGTTGCAGTTGAACCAGAACTTAGAGCCGTCCACTGAACACCGCCCCGTTGCCTGATTGACGAAGGACTCCGGCATGAGGGCGACTTCATCGAAAAACATTCCGGCAAGAGTAATTCCCTGTATCAGGTCCTGCGACCGCTCATCCTTGCCGCCGAATATGTAAAAGTAGTTCGTTGTGCCGCCTTTGCTAACAATCAGAAGGTTGTCTGACCTATGGTCTATGACCGTATACCTCCGGCTCCGCAGCATCAGCTTCAGCCAGAAAAGCACGTTTCGCCTGAAAGAGCCGATTGTCTTTCCTGCCATGCCGAAGTTCTGCTGATTGAACGTGCTCATAGCCCACAGCACATAGGACAAAGACATGGAGAGCGTCTTTCCGCTTCGGATTGCTCCGTCTGCTATGATGCCGTCCATGTCCTTGACGGGGCTTTCCGGGCACCACCATGTCAAAACCTTTTTCTGTTTGACGGAGAAGGGCTGGAAGATGAAGCCCTGTTTCTTCGCCTTTTCCTTCATGGCAGCAGCACGCTTCATGATGCCCTTGCGGATGTTTTCTATGCGCTGGTCTATATCATTCAGGCCCATCCCATACCTCCCGCGCAGAGGCGTTCAGAGCGTCAAGGAAGTTATCTTCTGCATCTTCTTCTGGCGCGCTGTCCTTCATCTGGCTTTCAATCTTCAGCAGTTCAATTTCCAGTCTCTTTTCTTCATCCACATTCCAGCCCTTGAAGTTGTTCCGCAAACTGAACTGTGCGCCGTTTGAACCGTCCCGGTCAAACAGGCGGCTTTCAGCGTATTCCTCGACGCGGGACTTCGCGCGCGTTATCGTGTTTACAAATTCTTTTTTTCCTTGATATTCAAGCAAAGATTTTCTTGTGTTAAACCCAAGTGCCAGCGCCAACCCCGTCACAGTAGGCGGTTTTGGCGGCTTTATCCAGCATGGATACCCGAATCTATTAAATACCTGATTTCCTTCATCATCAAGAAGCGGCTCGCCCTCACAGCCTGCAAAATACTGTTCGATTTTATCTTCTATTTCTTCTACACTTTTATATTTTGGAGGCCTGCCAACACTTGCCACTTACTCACCGTCCTCGTCATCCTCATCATCCGCCCCCACAACACCAAAACGATACCCGCAGTCCGTGCATGTGGCAGTTCCGTCTGCGTGGTATTCCGATATCATAGCCCCACACGCCGGGCAGTAATTTATATCGCTGGACGTTGAATATCCCGCAATAAATCCCATAAACATAGATTTTTCCTTTCTATTCCCCACCCCACCTATATTTTATCATGAGCGGGGCGGGGGACGTGGTGACACATTTTAGCGTTACTCAATGCCGCCGGATTTTACAATTTCCAATGTTCCCATAGCACCACAATTCTCGCAGTCCATGTCCTTGTTATCTTTGTATGGACAACCATTGTGAGATTTACATATTTCGCTATGAGCATATTCGTTCAACAATTCCACAACCTTATCCACATCATAGGCAGTGGGGATAGAATCTATTCCTATCAGCTTATTGACACCGCAATAGGTACGGTTGCATATATATCTCCCTTTAAGCAAATCTGCATCAATTAATCTCATATTCGTTCAGCCCTCGCTTTCCATGCGCTTCAGAATCCCGTCAACGACTATCATTAACTGGACATATTCTTTTTTTGTTATCATCGGCGCGTAAGTAATTGTATTCATTACCTGCCTCAAATTTCTGCACTCTGAAATGCTTATTGGCTCGCTCATTTCCTTCTTGTCAGGAATGTTATATATTATATATGCCATCTCTCCACCTCCCCAGCAACCGCAGCATCCGATAAAACTTCGCCAGCGCCTTCCGCTGGTAAGCGTAAAAGTCCACCTTGGTTACTGGTATGTATTCTTTCTTCGACAGCTCCACATACCCGATACCGGTCGTGAGGCTGTCTTTTATGGGTTGCTCAATGCCTGGGGCGGCGGATGCGACAGCGTGATGCAGGAGTTCGAGATCATAGCCTGCGGCTGTTCTGCACAGCTTCCGCAGTCTTGGCTCGTCCTCCGGCGGGACGCCATGATCGTACAGCTTCATTTCCCGCGTGCGCATCCGCTCCACCTCCCTGTTGATTTCAAAAATGATTCCCATGATCGTGCCTTAAATTTCAGTTTTGTTTACCTTCTTCCCGTGTCAAACTAAATTTCATCACAAGGAATTAACATTACTTTTGTACTTTCTCTTATTTCTTCCGGTTCCCAATCTACCCGCAGTTGACAATCTTCACACATCAATAAATTCCGTCCAACGCAAAGCGGATATGGATTGTATTTTTCCGGTGTAAAACATTTCATGCCCCCTCTAAATCCTGATCCGCTTCGGTTATGGCACATGGGCGAATGCTCATTACAACATATCCATCTTTGACAAAAGTCGAATCAAAAAATACATCAAGAACCTTTACTAAAACAAAATCTCCGGTTTCTTTTCTTTCTCCTTTACTGTTGCATTGGTGGTCTGTAATCTCATTCAGGCCCAAATAATCTCCGCAGTGAAAATCCCTATCATTTTTTCTTATCTCATAGGTTTTCACTCCCTCAATTATCTTTCTGAAGTATGTGCTTTCTATTTTCAACTGATGAATCATGGTTTTCTCCTTTCAGCCTTTCTTGTAATTTCCAAATCTTGGCTCTGTTTTAAAAATCTTCCGGTTGTTCACCCACCTCTGCAACCGCCTGATTTCCTTCTGCTGCTGCCGCTACACGGAATTTATGGCATGTGGACTGTCCGGATTGTCAAAAATGTTTCCTACGACCTCTACTGATTTCATGGTTCCGATATTCAAGCATGGAGCATACCTGATCTCTTTGTCCAGCGGATAAGCCGAAAAATGTGTGCAGTCCGCTTCCCATGCAGCTCTAAACAGTTTTTTATTGTACCGGATGATATCATTTTCCCAAATCTTCCTGCTGCCCTTGTCAGTCAGGCCGGTGTACTGGCAGACGGTTTCGGGGTCTACTTTATAACAATCTTGACTGTCATATCCATTGCTTGGGAAGACATATACCTCACCATCATGTACGTGATACGACAGATCGCCTTCCACCCACTCGCTGTTATCGATCCGTTTTCCCCTGAACAGAATCTCT